GAGACTTGCTACCCAGTTTGCTGTGCCTACTGCTACCCAACTTCCGTCGTACTGTTTGTACCACATATCGTTGTTTGTGTCTGTAGCCGTAATCGCATAGTCACCAATTGAACCAACTGAAGTTTTTGGTGCACTTCCTAGTCCTGATGATAATTGTGTAGTTGATGTAATTACTGTTGGTATTTGATTTGTGAATGATTGACCACCTGTTACAGTTGCCGCTGAACCATTCCACTCAAATATACCAAATCTTGTGTTTGCTGTGTCAAACCAGTATGTGCCTGTTGCTGGATTTGCCGCTGGTGCATTTGCACTTGCTTCTAATTGACCTAAGTCAACATCTGCTCTTACAACATATGCTCTATTGGCAACACCTAAGAAAGAGTATGCCGCTTGTAACCCGTACTCATTAGTTTCACCACCATGAATTGGATTGTTACTTGCATTTGTTTTGAATACTGGATCACCAAATGTTTCTGCTAATTCTCTTTGTGAAGAAAGCAAATAAACTCTACCGGCATTTGCCGCTGTTGTTCCTTCTGCTGTTCCTGTTCCTGTGCTTGATGTTTTATCTTGTGCTGTCGCAACAAAGATCATTGGCACCGTGCCTGGTTCGGCTGGTGTGTAAAAACTTTCGTCAATTACGCTAACGTTGACTCCTGGTGAAACTATTGCCATGTGTTAAATCTCCTAGTTTTAAATAAAAACTTTATATTGTTTGTATTTATGTAATTATGTCAAAATGCACCAAATTAATAGGTATCAAAAAGGGGTGATAAAGGGCAGGTAAATACGTGTATATGAGACCTTTATGTAATAAATGTAACGAAAGACCTGCGGCAGTGAACTATAAAAAGGGTAATAAAACTTATTATAGGCGCCTATGCGAAATGTGTTTGCGGTATGGAGGACCAAGTGGTTATATGCCCAAATGGTATGTTGCAGGATATAGACCTAAGCAACAATGTGATAAATGTGGGCACAAAAGCGAGTACAAAGAACGTTTTAGAGTGTTCCATATAGACGCTAATCTCAATAATTGTAAATTTAATAATTTAAAAACTGTGTGTGCTAACTGCCAAACAACACTGCACCTTGAAGGAATCCGTTGGCGACAAGGTGATCTTGTACCTGACTTTTAAGTGCATTTATAGTTGAATCATTTTCAAACACTTTGTCAAATTTAGCATTTGCCCATTGCCATTCTGACGCATGAACATCCTTTGGTTTTTGTCCTATGTCCTGATACATCCTGAACCACATAGGCAGTTGTCCACGTTTTACCCACCAAACTTCTCCACCTATTTCTTTCAAAACTTTGACCTCATTTTCAAATCTAACATCAGGTATTACCCAATTGATATCAGGATTTTCTGTAACTTTCTTCTTAAGCATACTGACCCATATTCCATCATAGAATCCATCACGCATACACTCTGTACCGAACACCTGTAACACATACCTTGGAGTCACTTTCTTTTTTAGTTCTTTGCTCCAGAAGTGGTCCTCTTGTTCACGCCACAATCTGCTTTGTTCTGTCTTACCATCTAGTAGATCCCTATCCCATTCAAACAGTGTTGCCACTGTATCTTTCAGTTTATCTGCAAAGGATATTTTCACAAATTTATGATCTTTCACAAGATGATCTGCTATTGTGTCTTTACCAGATCCTATCAATCCACAAATACCTATAATCATAATATTTTAAGTTGTTTAGTTCCTTCTCCTATATCTCCTTTAGGATATGAATTGAATGCTAGACTGATCCTATCATGTTCAGAACCTTGTTCCAATACTTCATGTTCCAACCAGGAAGGGAACATTAACAAATCTCCTGGTATAGGATTTACTCCGTAGTAATCAGTGTTGTATTGATTTTTGTTTTCACCGCTGTAGGCAAGTTGTATGTTTTGGAATGTGATATTAGGATACATATGTGGTTTACTAAAAATTATAGGAGCACATTTTCTTGTTGTGTCCACGTAATATACTCCACTGATAATGCTATTAGGATGTGAATGTTTGTCTATGTATTCAGACTTGGATGTCTTATTGACCCAACTTGTTGTGATTTGAAAATTTTGCACTACACCTAAAACATCATCTACAAAGTAATTCAATGCATTTTGTATTTTGTATCTTAGGTCTTTCATTTGTGGCTTTTCCAGTATTTTCATGCCTCTATTCATCATAGGCAAATCGTCATCTGAGTGATCTGTTCCTGTCCTTTGAGATGGATAATCCAAGCCACGTATCCATGCACGTGACACTTGATCCATTTCTCCAATGTTCATCTTTATCAAAGGCACGGAGAATAACGGAATCATTTCATGTTGCATATCTAACGATAATACAACAAAATTATGGTAATGTCAATAGGAATTAGCCGATTAAGAAACTGTAACCTTGTCCACCAGCAGTCTGCGTTTTTACTTCTTGCTCTAGTCTATCCATTTCTGCAATGGCTTCTTGTTTTAAAGCATCACCATTCAAAGATGTGCCACCTTGTGGACCTGCTATTGTATTAAATTTGCTTCTGGCTTCACCAAGCATATACTTGCATTTTGCCAAAGTGTAGTCTTTGATCCATTTTTTTACCAAATAATCTTTGAACAATTCTGAATCTGGTCTATACATATAAACCATCATTAACACTTCTTCACCTTGTCTTGGTCTTTGTAATATGGTTAACTTTTTAGTTGTAGTATTCCATTTAAATTCAATGAATGAACCAAACATCCTTCCCACTAATTCTTGGAATTGGGAGAACAAATTGTATGTTGCAACTCCGCCCATGTTAGAACTTGCAAGAAGATAAGTGTTTGTGTATGCTAAATTGAAGGGTTCAAACAATGTACCACCATCACCACCGCCTGATCTTGAACCAATACTTCTTCTAAAAATTTGCCGTACTTCAATAATTTCATCTGCAAGTGTATAATCGTTTTGGTCTTTTACAAGTGGTAAAAAAATGTAACTTTCTTCTACTGAATTGTCCGATCTTTGTCTAAATCTGTCCAATGCGTCTTTTATAGCAGTTTCATAGTGTGACGGATCCAGTTCTACATCAACCATTCCACCGCCCAGTGAATTGAATACGTAGTCGAATATCTCTTGTTTATCTGTGGTTAAAATTGCCATTTTATACGTTCCTTACATATATTTATCACTCACTACCATCCGATAAATATATGTCTATGCCAAGATTAAGTCTATATAAGCCGGAAAAAGGTCATGATTACACGTTTTTAGATAAGACCGTAGTAGAGATGTTCACTGTGGGCGGTACTGACGTATTTGTACACAAATATCTAGGTCCTAAAAATCCAGCAGAAGCAGATGCCACATCTGCAGAACCTAGATACGATGCTGTAAAAGAAACCAATATCCAAGATATGCTGTTTTTAGAAAATCGTGATAGAAAATATGACTCTTCAATTTACACATTAAGAGGCATTTACAACGTACAAGATATTGACTTTGACATGAGTCAATTTGGATTGTTTTTACAAAATGACACACTTTTTATGACAATGCCTATAACAACAAGTGTGAAAACATTAGGTAGGAAAGTGATGCCAGGTGACGTATTTGAACTACCGCACTTGAAAGATGAGTATGCTTTAAATGATTTTAATGTTGCACTAAAAAGATTCTACGTAGTGGAAGATATTAATAGGGCGGCAGAAGGTTTTTCACAAACTTGGTACCCACACTTATACAGAATAAAATTAAAACAGATATACGACAGTCAAGAATTTAAAGAAATTTTACAAAAAGACGCTGGCACAGGAGACGGAAAGACATTACGAGATGTACTTTCTACATTTGAAAAAGAAATGCAAATCAATAATGCCGTTGTTGCTCAAGCAGAAGAGGACACAAAAAAATCGGGTTATGAAACAAAAAATTTGTATACTTTACAGGTTGATGATAAAGGAAAACCTGAACTTGTAACAACAGATACGTCTACATTAGATACAACTACACACAACACTTTAGCAGATAGGATAAATCAAACACCTGATAAATCAGGATACGATGGTTATCTCTTAGGTGACGGTTTAGCACCTAACGGAGAAGTATTTGGATTCGGAATAAGTTTTCCTAGTGCATCGGACAAAGGGGATTATTTTTTACGGACTGATTTTTTACCTAATAGATTGTTTAGATATGATGGCGGACGTTGGGTGAAAATGGAAGATAATGTGCGTATGACTTTAACAAATACAGACACAAGAAGTAACTTAAAAGGAACTTTCGTAAACAACACTAAATCTTCAACCATAGCAGGTGAAACAGTGACTGAAAGACAAAGTTTATCAAAAGCATTGAAACCTAAGGCGGATGGATAATGAAATTACGTGAACTTTGGGGTATACCTATACCAGGTACAGAAAAAGCAGTAGGACTTAAAAAGGTCACTAAAGATTTTATGGGTAAAGTAAGAACATACTACGAGCCTGTTGGTAATAAAATCAACGAAAAAAAGAAAAAAGGAGACTTGTACACTGACGACAATCCTAAAGACACTATTAAAAAATTAGGTTATAAAAATGTATCAACTGCAAGAGCAAGTGTGTCAAGAATACGTAATTCTGGTAGAAGCCATGCTCATAAAATACAAGCGGCAGTAAGCATGGAACAAAGAGCAAAGGCGGCTGGAAAAAGTAAAGAAGCCGCTGTGTTTAGAAGATACATAAATGCAAACAAAAAAGGTAAAAAATAATGCAACATTTTTACGATGGACAAATTAGAAGATATATTACACAGGTCATAAGACTCATGAGTAATTTCTCTTATAAGGATGGAGATGGTGCATTGCGTACAATACCTGTTATGTATGGTGATATGACGAGACAAGTGTCGCATATCATAAGAGATAATTCAGAAAATAAATTACCTAGTGTTCCTCGAATGGGAATATATGTGACTAATTTAGAAATGGATAGAACAAGACTGTCAGACGCAAGTTTTGTTAGTAAGGTTCATGTAAGAGAACGGGCATATGACTCAAATAAAAAAGAATATCTAAACACACAGGGAAAAAATGTTACAGTTGAAAGATTAATGCCTACTCCATATACACTGACAGTGAATTGTGACATATGGACAAGTAATACAGAACAAAAATTACAAATATTAGAACAGATATGTATGTTATTCAATCCAAGTTTAGAAATACAAACAACAGACAACTACATCGATTGGACAAGTTTAAGTGTTGTAGAACTTAACAATATTTCTTTTTCAAGTAGAACTATTCCTGTAGGGACAGAAACAGAAGTTGATGTAGCATCTTTAACTTTCAGTATGCCTATTTTTATTAGTCCACCAACTAAAGTAAAAAAATTAGGTGTAATAACGCACATTATTACCAGTATATTCAATGAAAAGACAGGGAATATAGATTTAAGTCAGTCTATGCCAGAGTTAATGGCTTACCAAGATGATTACGAAAAAAGTATTAAGGCATCTATTAGAACAAATGCAGATGGAAGTATCGATACAAGTGTTGCATCTAGAAAAGACACTTCAAGTGTACAAGGAACAACAGGAACACAGTTCGATATTTACGTGCTTGGACAAACAGTATCTATAATTGACAAAGGTGTCC